AGCACAACTTACACATGGTACAAAAGATGGCACTGTAACTATTTGGACTCCTAACGCACAAGCAGGTTACTGGAAACACAAAGCAAAGTTTGACGGTGATCTAGGGCGTGTGTACGGAGTACAATGGAGACATTGGAGGAGTGTTAAAAAACGGGAACAAGACGGGTCATTCAAAGATAGTTTTGGTTCTGCATACCGTCGTATAGGTAATGATGTAGAGATTAAAGAAGTTGATCAATTAAGACAACTAATTGAAGGTATTAAAAACGATCCTAACAGTCGCAGACATATTCTTAGCGCATGGAATGTAGGCGAATTAGATCAAATGGCATTGCCTCCATGTCATGTGATGAGTCAATTCTATGTAAACAAAAACAAAGAACTTAGTTGTCATATGTATCAACGCAGTGTGGATGTGTTTTTAGGACTACCATTCAACATTGCAAGTTATGCATTACTAACTCATATGATAGCACAAGTGTGTGGTCTAAAGGTTGGTGAATTAATTATAAGCACAGGTGATACGCATATCTATAAAGATCATGTTGAACAAGTTAAAGAACAATTAACTAGGCAAGAGTATCCTTTACCAACACTTATGTTAACACATGGTATAAAAGATATAACGCACTTTACTATGAACGATATTTACTTAGATAATTATCAAAGTCATGGTTCATTAAAGGCTACAATGGCAGTATGATTAAAGTTATTGTTCATAAATTTAATATGAGCGATGTTGAAGATCCTGATTTATGGGCAGCACAAACGTTGATTGAGTGGGAAAAATCAGAAAAAGGTCATTGGGTAATGAAAAATGCTATAGAACCTACTTGGCATAGATGTTTTTATGAATACGGTTGGCAATATACAATAACTGCTGAAATGTCCGAAGAACAACTCACGTACTATAAACTAAAATACGAATGAAGATACTTGTCACAGGTGGTATGGGCCTAATAGGACATAACATAGTAAGTAAATTAGAACATGAGCATGACATTGTTATTGTAGATAACCACACTAACTATGGATTTATTCCTCAGTCTCAAATTGACTATCTTATAAATCAGCGTAGAAAGAAAATAAACAATTACAAAAACTATCCTATTAGTATAGTAGATTCTCAGAATCTCAATATAGTTTTTGACAACTTTCAACCTGATTTAGTGATACACTGTGCTAGTTATCCACGACAGAAGGCAGTTGAAGCAGACCCTGCAATGGGTGCAAAAGTTATGTGCGAAGGGCTTACTAACTTATTAGAAGCCTCAGTAAGAAATAAAACAAAAAGATTTTTATATATCAGTTCAAGTATGGTTTATGGAGATTTTGAACATGATGTAACAGAAGATAGTGTATGTAATCCCATTGGGCAGTATGGTATCTTTAAACTAATGGGAGAGAAACTTGTACAAGATTATAGTCGCAGGACTGGTATTGAACACGTTATTGTTCGCCCTAGTGCTGTATACGGCGAACTTGATGTGGAAGACAGGGTTGTTAGCAAATTTGTTCTAGGCGCCATACGAGGACAAACATTAAAGGTTAACGGACCAGATGAGATACTTGATTTTACGTATGTAGACGATGCAGCAGAGGGCATAGTTCAAGCAGCATTAAGTCCTAATGCAACAAATCAAATTTACAATATTACACGTAGTGCAGACCGTCTTTGGACTCTTAAACATGCAGCAGCACTCGCACTACAATTGTCAGGTAAGGGCGAGTTGATTGTAGGTCCTAGAGACCTAAGCTTTCCTAAACGCGGTCGTTTATCTATTGAGAAAGCTATCAAAGACTTTGGGTATAGTCCTAAAGTAAATGTAGAGGAAGGATTTAAAAAATACTACGATTGGTTCATCGTAGATCCTTATTTCAATAATGTATGACGGGAAGCCAATTCTTTTTGGTAAGCCTATTGACTTCTACGTTAAATGGTCTGCAACTTTCTTAGCACTGGCTACAGTCTATCTTACTAGTCACGATTACATCCCGATTAACAAGTATTTTGGTTTAGTTGCTGCTGTTCTTTGGGGTTGGTTGGGCATTCTTTGGAGGCAGCCCAGCATGTGGACATTAAATCTTATTATGATTGTCATGTACCTTAGTGGTATATTTCAGGCATAAATAATGTCATGTGGATTCTATCATTTACGCCCGACTGGGTTTTTCATTCAATTACATTAGCAGGGGTTATAGGAATAATAGCAGGATTTCTATTAGCCTTCATACCATTAGTTAATAAGTATAAGTTAGCTATACAAATTATAAGTTTAGTTCTACTCACTTTTGGTATATTTATGGAGGGTGCTATTCTAAACGAGCAAACTTGGAAGTTAAAAGTCGCTGAAATGGAGCAGAAAATGGCTGAAGCAGAAGCTAAATCAGCACAAGAAAACGTTAAATTAGTTGAAAAGATAGTAGTAAAGAAAGAATATATTAAAACTCGCGGTCGTGATATTGTAAAATACATTGACAAGGAAATAGTCAAATATGATACAAAGTTTATGCCCGGAGGACAGTGTGAAATTCCTAAAGAATTCTATAAAGCGTTAAATGATGCGGCTCAGGAGCCAACAAAATGAAAAAGATTTTACTAATTTCTATGTTATTAACAGGTTGCTCTACAGTAGTACCTGTAAAAGCTAAATTTCCTGAAGCTCCTGACATGCTAATGACTAAATGCCCTGCATTGTCACAGGTTAAAGAAGATGCTAAGTTAAGTGAAATTGCTACTTCTGTAGCAAATAACTACACATTATATTACGAATGTGCAGTTATAGCTAGGGGTTGGCAAGACTGGTATCAAATACAAAAGAATATTTACGAAAACGCTGGGAAGTAATTAATTACACCAGCTTTGTTTCGCTTCACCAAAATACTCTCTAGCAAATCCATTAGTAATTAGCATACTACGCAGGCTTTGCCCGTCTAGTATAATATCTCCTAATACACGACCGCCGAACTTGTCCCAACCGTAAAGCGTAACTTGACGTTTAGTTGACTTTGCTACAGCGTTAGTTGTGAATTTAGTTGCTAGTTGACCCCTCTCATTCTCTTGCGGGCACTGTGCCCTAAATCCCTTTTCAGGGGTATCAACTCCATAAATTCTGACAGCTAGTTCAGGTTTTAGGGGCTGCGGTAGAAAGGGAGCGGAAATCACAATCGTGTCCCCGTCGCTTACTCTTAGGATTTGTGCGTCATAGGTAACGCCCTGAGGAGTTTTTGCTGCAAATGTTTGTGCAGATAATGTTAATAAGATTAAAGTAAGATATTTTTTCATAGTCTATTATTTATCTGGGCGATAAATACAATATATTAGGACAAACCATGGATTACGAAATTATTAATGTTGGTAGCTTGCCAAATGATGGATCCGGCGACCCGCTTAGAGTAGCATACATCAAAATTAACAACAATTTTGCTCTAACTAGTAATTTAGCACCTGCTGGAAATTCAGGAGATTTGCAGTTTAAATTAGTAACTACGAATGGAAACGTAACTACGGAGTCTTTCTCATCGTCTCCAAATCTTAATTATAACGCAAACACTAACAATTTTAATGTTGGTGCAAATATAATTCCTCTTGATAATGAAGCAATGACTATTGGGGATCCTACATTACTTGTAGGAAATATATTTTTAGGACAAAATGCACTTAATATCGGGAACATTAATGTAACAGAAACAGGAAATGTTCTAAGTTTTAATGTTGCAGTTTTCCCTTCATTTAAAGGACAAATTGATGTAGGTGGTGTAACTTATGGAAACTCTAATCCTGTAAAAAATAGCACAACATCTGTTGTTACTGAAACTACTTTCCCCGTAACCATATATTCTGTTCCTATTAGTCAATTTAGCTCCGCAACATTTAATATTACGAGCAGAGAATCCAGCAGTAATAACAGTCAAACAGCTACGATTGCAGCATCTATAAATAATCAAGGTGATGCAGTTTCATATACAGCACATAATGTATTGTTTAATGGTAATGCAGTCACAAATTATTCAATGGATATATTTAATAGCAATGTAAGATTAATTGTGACTCCGTTTCTAAGTTCCGAAATAACACATTACATTACATACCATATAAAATCATAAAATGAGAGCAAAAGAGTTTATTAGTGAAGCAAAGCGCAGAGGCAAAATGACAAAGCGCCAAAAACAAGCAACAGTAGGTGTTGATTTGTTTCGTGATCCAGACGGTTACGATAGAACATATGAACTAAATCGTATGATGATGGCAGTTGCCTGCGCTGACGGAACTGGTATCCCAATTAATATTGATTCTGAAAGCTGGATAGGCAAAGACAATTCTGCTCAGCCATATACTAAATTAGAACAGGATATGATGAAGCAAGCTGCAAAAGCTATTGGTACCAAACTCAGAGATGCAAATCATGGTAATCTAAGAAGCATGGAATTAGATACCACTAACAAATCAAGCCCAATCCAGTCATTCAAAGGTTTTGGAAAATAAAAATTAAAGTAAATCCTAGAATAAGTAAAGATATATTATTTTAGGACTTATAATGATAGACATAAACAACACCCTTGATTTAATCAAATTAAAATTTTACAATGAATGGCTATATGCCAGTCATATCTACGCTGAAGGTGAAAGCGGTTTCCATAAGCAATTAACAACTCAAGTAGTAGAAGCATACGTTGATCCTTTAAACTTGCAAAAAGACGCGGCTATATTGGATTTGGGGTGTGGTCCTGGATACTTTTTAGATGAAATGAAATCACGCGGATTTACAAATGTAGTGGGTGTTACCCTAAGCCCTGAAGATATTAAACTCTGTCAGGATAAAGGTCACACAATTAAACAGTATGATCTAAGTTTTATTCCACAAAAAGATGGATATTATGATGAAAGTGTAGATTTTATTTTCTTACGTCATGCACTAGAACATAGCCCCTATCCTATATTCAGTTTAATGGAATACAACAGAGTATTGAAACAAAATGCTTCAATCTATATTGAAGTTCCTGCCCCTGATTGTGACAGAAAGCACGAAAACAATCCTAATCATTACAGTATTTTAGGATCAACTCAACTTGCAGCATTATTAGTTCGCACTGGGTTTGATATTGAAAAATTTAACAATCTTGAATTTGATCTCACTGTTGGCCAAGATGACGAAGGCGAGCCGATTAAAGCAAGAGAAAAGTACTATTCAATTCTAGCTACTAAACGTAGACCATTAGACGTTAAGTAAATCAAGCTAAATACATCATGACCTTTGATGTATGGAAACAAGCAAAATTAATGAACGGATTTGAACAACTCAAGTCCGTTTCCTTGCCTGAATCTGAAGATACTGAGATTAAAGATTTAAAAAAACTTGCAGGGTTGCCTAACATGAGTCCGCTTGGTGGTATGAACATGAGTGTGACTGGCACGGAGAAGGGAGAAATGATGAAGAAGAATAACATACAACCAGGAACACCTGAATGGTTCAAGTTATGGTTCAGTCTCCCTTATATGACAGGAGAAAAACCACTATGAGAATACATGAAATACTAACTGAGGACAATGATTCTAGATTTCAGCAGATGAAGGGTGCATTTGACAAAATGCAAAAGCGTAAAGAATTTTACGGTAGAACACAAGATGACTTAAAGGGTGACCCTGAAGAAATAGGGGATACATGGGATGATTACAAACGACATGTAAAAACTTTTGGTCAACTACCAAAACAACCAAAATTATACGATCCAACGAAGGACGATCCAAATGCAGTTCCGCTAGACATTGATAAACTAAAGAGGCCTAAATTTCTTCCGGGACAGTCTGATCCATGGGACACAGACCCTGACTTAGGAACGGTAGGGTAGATAAATATAAAGATGAGAGCTACAGAAATATTAAGAAACCTACTTGATTTAATAGATAATCTTGATGGGCAAGACGAAAACAAATCAGATTTCGCAGATGAAATATCAAGCGACTGTGGTTGTGACGATGACTACCAAAGTCCATTAGCAAATAGCCCTGATACAGTCATAGCAACTGTTGATATGGTTACTAAAGATGCAGGCGGCGGAGTCAATGGTCCTAAACACCCTGCAGACTTAAAATCTTCTACCTTCCCATTATATCCAAATTTACAATATAGGGGTGAATAATGACCACTATAAATATCACAGTTCAAAGTTTATTAAATGCTGCACAGTATGATCCATACTCAATAGATGATGGTAACACTGTAGGTGATTTAAAGGATGTAATTGAATCATCAACTAGTTGCAATGTAAGTTGGTTTAGTTTAGTGTTTAATGATGAAGAATTAAACACAGCAAATACCTTACTAAGTTATAATA